CATCAGTGGTAATTCCATTGTTGCAGGTGTGAAATCAATCAGCATCATGGCTCCTTATGGTCAAGTTGACATTGTTAGTGCACCATTCCTTGAAAGAGCAGATCGTGCACCTACAATTGAAGCTGTTGGTCATGGTATTGTTGCTAGTTGGAGTGTACAACCTACTGCAGCTGCTGATGCATCAAGCAAGAGCAAATTCAAAGCTGGTGATGCAGGTTTCTACAAATATGCTGTTGTTGCTGTGAACAAGCTTGGTTTCACTTTGCCAATCGTATCAAATGCAGTTCAAATCGGTGCTGGTGACAAGGTAAGCATGAAGATTGGTAGAAATGGTGGCAACCCAGCTATTTCTTACAAGATTTATCGTACTGCCAAGGCTGCAAGTGCTGAAGCTGTTAACTTGGATACCTTGAAATTCATCATGGAAGTATCTGCATCAAGCATGGAAGGCAACACCTTCGCTGATTACAATCACTTCATGTATGGATGTAGCCACATTGTGTTTGCAAACCATGATCCAGGTCAAATGGCATTCGCTAAGTTGATGGATTTCATGAGAAAAGATCTTGCTCAAGTAAGCACAACTCGTCCATTCTTGCTCCTCCTATTCGGTTCATTGATGGTCAAGACACCCAACAAGTTCTGGGTTGTTCGTAATGCTGGTGTCAATGATGCTGGTGGTGTATCTGCAAACTATCTCAATGCAAATTTCTAAGATAAATAGATAAACTAAAGGACTTTCCCCATGTGGATTTATAATCGATGTATGTCTCTAGGTAGTGGAATTTTTAATGCTAAGGTCAAGGATCTAAAATTTGTTGTAGAGATGCCAAGTGGGAAAGTCCTAACTCCATTTAATGATAAACAACTTTTATTTGTGAAATTAAATTCGTCACTTTTTACATGGATAGATGAACAAAAGAGTGAGAAGCCTCAAGAGCCAATTGATGAACAAGTTGAGGCTCAGTTAGTGGCAAAAATTGAAGATAAGCATGAAGAAAATTTTTTGAGTATATTGAAAGACGATGCATCAATGGCATCTAAAAAATCTAAAAAATCTGTGGGGAAGAAATAGCCCCATATCGTGGAGCTATCGATGAGCATATTTAATTTTGTGACACCTCAAAGGTTGAGGCAAACATACTTGGGTGGTATTGATTTAACAACGGATACAGGCTCTCAGTTCAGTGATGCCTTGCTCACAGATGCAATTCAACAATCTGTATCATCACTAGAACTAGAACTAGGTATTGTCATTGATCCTTTAAGAGTTGTAGGCGAGAGACACGATGCAAATTCAAAAGATCGTGAAACCTTCTGGCCAATCCATTTGACTCATCGCCCTGTTGTACAAATAGATGAGGTAAGACTACAACTAGGCAATAACCCAGTCATGAAGATGCCCTTGAAATGGTGGAATGTTTTATCAGCAGAAGCAGGGCAACTGAATCTCATACCGACTAGCGATAGCATTGGGTCTTTCTTTTTTAGGAGTGGTATGCCTCTAGTGTTTGGGGATGTTTATAATCCCTATTCAAATGTACCTGGATATTGGGGCTTTGATTATTTAGCAGGATTTAGATTTGAAGAAGGTATTGCCACAATCAAGGCAGGTACAAACAGTGTTGATGTAACAATACCAGGTGAAACTCTATCAACCAAGCCTATTGTGGAGTGTGAATTTACGGGGGCAAGCAATGGGGCACTATATCCCAAGCTGAAAATTGCAGGTACAAAGGTCTTTACGATTGGGGTATCACAAGCACCAACACAAGATACACAAATCACATGGAAGCTCACGACTGTTGAGCCTGCATTGATCAAGGCAATTTGCTTGATGTCAAGTCTGCTTCCTCTGGGTGTTAGTGGTAACCTTGTTGCTGGTGCAGGTATCTCAAACTTCTCTCTTGGTGTTGATGGATTATCACAATCAATCAGCACAACCAAAAGTGGGGATGCAGGTGCTTATAATGCACTGATCAAGCAATATAGGGTTGATCTTGCAGATACAGTGGCACAACTCAGATCTAAATATCGTGCTATGAATATTGCGATAATCTAGGAGTCATGATGCAACTACCAATTAATCAAATGGATCAACGAAAAAACCGTGTTGATTTTATGGACAACAAATTCAAGCAACTTGTTGACCAAAAAGGGCAAGAGGTGGTGTGGTATCAATCGATTGAATGTCCATGTAGGCAAACAACAAATGAATTGAACATGGACTTATCCCAGATATCAAGTAGTGTAGGTGCGGGAACAGGATTTAATATTGCTTGTCCTGTGTGTAAAGGTCAAGGGATTATCTTGCATTCCCCCCAAGTGATTATGGCGATTTTGACAAGCATGGGTGGGGTATACTCCGTAAACGAGTATGGGGTATATCGTGATGAGAAAGTCAATATCACTACTCATCCTGAGCATTTACTTGGATTTGGTGACAAGATCATCCTTCAACATTCTGTCATGAGATACACTGAAACGGTGTCCATGCCGTCCATGGGTATGATTGCTTATACTCGCTACCCAATTGTAAAAAGACCTATGACATTATCAACGGGGGAGGTTGAAATTGGCATCTTACACCTACAAAAAGCAAATCAAAATGGTCAAGCGATTGTTGATGGTGTGCTTGTACAAGATCAGCATTTTACCATCACACAAGATGGTGCTATTGATTTTAGCCTATCTTCTGGCACTGCCCCATCCCCCAACACACTATTCTCTATCTCTTATTATATGCATCCTCGCTATAAGATTGATTCCTATCCTCATTCTATACGAGATACTAAGATAGTGTACAAGCAACCGACTGAGCTACATACACCACTACTCACACAAGCAGTGGCATCCTTGGACTTTTTAAATGTTTGATCTTCAGTTTTCCCACATCATTAGGAATGGTCTAGTTCTTTACGGTACAAGACCAAACTTCGATTCTCTCTTTCCTCACATATCCACCGTGCTAAGAGATAAATTCTTTTCTCTTTTCCAAGCTTGTCAATTGACACCAGAAGGAAGACAAAGACCTATCGCAATCGATCTTGCCTTTGAAGGTAAGGTGCAATCACTACCAATGATCAGTATCTTACTCACTGAGCAAGCCTTTGAAACACAAGGTTTGAGCGATATGAGTACGGACAATCATTTGCACCTGCTATCTCTTCAAACGGTTGATATTAATATTTATGCCCAAGATCAAGATGTTGTCCGTATCCTTCATGCAATCATCCATGCATCTTTTTTGCAGTATAAAAATGCTTTGCTCAAGGTTGGATATGACAACTTGCGATTTGTCACAAGCTCTGATGTAGAGCAAGAACCAAGACTCAAGGCTGAATCCAATTCACTCTCCAACTTCAAGAGAAAATTAAGATTTTCAGCCGTCCATCATCTATACTTACCCATGATAACAAGTAATTCATCGATTGAATACCCACTGGAAGTACAAAATCAAATGTACACCATATCCAATGGTTCATTCGGTGATGTCACAGTAAAGGAATAACTTATGCCAAGTTCAGTAGTTTTTCAAGGTGGGAGAAAATTCCGACCAGGTGTCTATGGTGAATCCAAGCTAGCACCGACTACAAATCAAGCAATTGCTAGTGGTGCAGTCGCACTGCTTGGGGATTTCCCCCTATTCAAAAAAGATGAAGTGATGACCTTTGTTACTGCTGAAGATCTTCTTTCAGTCAGTGGTGGCGAATATCAACTTGATTTGATTTCCCATTTTGGTTTCTCACCTCGTGCCGATTTATCAGGTAGCCCATCATCAATCTCTATCGTAAATATACGACCAAGCACACAAGCAAGCACTACACTTGGTGGGCTAAAGATTAAAGCAAGACATTACGGTCTATGTGGCAATCGTGTCGCTGTTGAGCTTTTTGAGAATGACAATGATGCTGATCTTTTTGATCTTCATATCTATGAGAACGGTGTCAAAAAAGAAGCAAATCTCGGTATTGGTAAAGGCAAGGTAGCAAGCATTGAATATACAGATGCACTACTTGACGATGTGAAATTGACTGTTGATCAAGCTACTGATTTACTCAAGCTTTCATTTATCAAGAATGTTGCTCAATCCATTGTGATTCCAGGCACAAGTGTTGTTTTAGATCTTCCCGTTCAAGGTGGCTTGACCTTTACCCAAAGACAACTAGCAACACCTTCAGCAGTAGCAATTACTATTCATGGCTTGAGTGAATCGGGTAGTGAAATCACTACAACTTTAACCTTGCCAGCTGGTGCAGTCGGTACAACAATTTCAACACAACAAGAATATTCACAAATTACAAGCATTGTGCTTGATGGTGCAAGTGATTATGTAGGTAGCATCGAGATTGGTGGTACATTGTACAGCCAATCACTAAGCGAGATTTCTTCTTTAGGTGGTGCTTTACTCAGTGTTGGGCAAATCCAATCAGGCATTGAAGTGAACTTGCCCGAATCCATTATCACAGGATCATATCTAGATAATATGGCAAGCGTATCCATCAAAGGTGCTACTCAATATTTCACTTGCAATACAGCATATCTCAAAGATTTTATTGATGGTAGTATGATTTGTGAAGGTGAAATTGTCAGTGGTGCATCCGTTGTTCCAACTCTTACCTTGACAGCTCTCAAAGGTGGTTCAGTAGGTGATATCACAACAGGTAGTTGGCAATCAGCTTTACAAGCATTGTTGTACAAAGATATCAATATTGTATGTGCATATACCGATGAAATCTCTGTTCATAAGTTAGTACAACAACATTGCATTGATGCTGCGATTGAAGCAGGACTAGAGAGAAATGCTTGGGTAGGTACTGCACCATCCTTAACCGTTCAACAAATCTATGCTCAATATTCAAAGGAGTTGAACGATAGAAACATGTCGGTTGTTGGTCAATCCCCAGTGTTGATGTATGAGGGCGAAAAGAAAGTGTTAACCCCAAAATTCTTGGCTTTCATGATGGCTTGTTTCCAAGCAAGTTTGGGCGTTGCAACACCACTGACAAGAAAACAACCAAGAGTATTTGCCACCTTGAATAATTTTGTTGCTGAGAAAGAAGCAAGCAGTGCAATTCAAAAAGGTATCGTGCTTCTCACTGGTCAAGATCGTGCATTGAGAGTTGAACGATCAGTCACAACATGGCTGAAGGACAACAATTCTTTCTATAGTGAAGTATCAACCAATGAGTCAGTGAATCTGAGCATCAGAGATTTAAGACAATATCTAGATAGCGAGATTGGTAGCAAAGCCACACTCTCTCAAAAGGATAATGTACTCAGACTTGTGCAAAATCGTTTATCTTTCCAACGAGACAATGGACTCATTCTCGATTTCAAAGATGTTTCTGTTCGTCTAGCTGGGGATGTTCTTAGTGTTGCCTATGCTATGGCAGCGACTGAACCTCTTAACTTTATTCTTATCACAGCCAATGTAGGGAGACTATAAGCATCATGGTACAACCTAGAGTAATCAGTGGGGCAACTGCAATTGTCCGTAAAAATGGAAAAGTGGTGGGCTACTGCACCAACATCACCGTCACAGAAAACTATACCCTTCAAAGAGTTGATGTACTTGGCTCAATCGATAGCTATGATATTGAACCAGTAGGTAGAACAGTCAGTGTACAAGTTGGATTTATGAGAGTTGTTCCCAATGGTGGAAGTGCTGCACAAGGTCTTGTTCCATCACATATCCCAACAGCCACCAATCAACAAAGAACCTTGGATGTAGTCAATTTCTTTGCACAAGGTTTAGATTTAGAACTTGCTGATTCAGCTGATTTTGGAGCAGGGCAATCTGTTCGCTATATGATCAAGGGATGTAAGCCAGAGAGCCAATCTTTCACAGTCAATCGTCAAACTTTGATGGCTACAAATGTGAATTTTCAAGCACTAAAATTGATTGAACTTACCGATTCTGAACAACTTGGGTAATTGAATAATTGAATATTTAACCTTGTGCTGTTTTACTATATTGATGCAAATAGATTTAATCTTTTTTTATTCTTCATTCAAGATTGTATTTAAAGCTTTGATCGTGCTTGATAAGTCTTGCCCCCAAACCTCATATTCATCCCTATCTTGCTCTTCATTGTGCATTGCCAGAAGATCAACGATAACACTAGGGAAATCCTCTCTCATTTGAAACACAGTTTTAATTGGTTGATCGTGGTGATAGTCCGTTCTTGTGTAGTACCAATCTTTTTGCATGGGGATTGACCGTCGTGTAGGCTGATGGTGATGCCAAGTTTATCTGGTGATACTTTATGTCGGATATGTGGCAATCCTTTAACATAGGTCTTGAAGCTTTTAATGGTAGCTTTCATCTCTTCAATTTGTGCAGAAGTCATGGGGGATAGTCCTTCAATTTTTACTATTATATTATATATATGTAGAAACGATGATGATTGATCAAGGATAATTTAAAATTTATTGTTCGATATCTACGGCATAGTGTGAAAGATCTTGTAGGAGTCGATCAATATCATATAGGTCAAAGCATGGGGAGCATATGCTTCTAGATAGTCCGTGCCCTTAGAGAGATATTCACGGTCAATGATGTTGTGCATGATCTTAAACATTGGATCGGTAGATAGATCAATATCTACTACATAGTGTGAAAGATCTTGTAGGAGTCGATCAATATCCTCATCCGAATATTGTTTAGATAGTAGCAATGTGACGGCGGTGTTATACACAGAATATGCACGATTGAACATACGAGCTGTCTTGAGCATTTTTAATTCAAGAGCAATGTCATCGATTGCCTTATTGGT